CACCGAATTCATCCCTGGCCGACTTGCTCCACTCGACGCATTCCCATTTGAACGGCTGCCGGTGATGGCATTCGGGACAGGCAAACGTCCACTCGCGCTGGTCAGTGGATTCGAACTTCCTGTGGGTGTCATCGTCCTCCTCCCCGCCCTGACTCATGAAGATGCACTTGCCTAGCCAACCGAAGGCAGTGACACGTGCCTCGGCTTCCGCCATGTGACCGACCGGCCAGCGCCACGTCTCGTCCCCGATTAACCAGCGAATCGAACGTCGCTGGAGGTTGGTCTTATTGTGCGCCCCAAGAATCCAGAGCGTCATTCCGTTGTTGAACTGGATCGTGTTGTTCTTGCGCTTGTGGCGGTGGATGCCGGTCGGCATGAGTCGTCTCACAGGCTCGCATTGGTCGAAGAGCTTCTGCAGGCGCGACTCGGAATAATCGCGGGCGTCCTCGTCGGTTTGGTCAAGCCAGAGGGCAGGCCCCGGCAGGTTGGCGATGATGTAACAAATCGTCAGCTCGGGTGCGGTGGTCTTGGATGACTGGACCGACGCGATGATCGAGACAAGCCGGATGCGCGGATCAACCAGCGATTCCATCACTTCGCGAATCCACGGAGAGTTGTCCGAACGGAAGCGTCCCGGGTTGGGCGAGTATGGAATTCCCTCGATGTGATCCTCGCACCATTGCCAGGCAGGGCGCCGGTCGGGCGGTTGCCATGCTTCGCGCCAGATGTCGTGCAGCACTTTCATGATTCGTGGAGGCAAAGAAGAACCTCATCAATCGCCTGTCGGCATTCCCGCTGAATGCCGGTAGCGTCGAGACCCGATAGAATCGGAGGAAGTTCGTTTTCGAACTTGGCCCGCAGGATGGAAGTCGCTCGGGCGACATGGCCGATCCACTCGCTCTTCACCTGATGGATTGGAACGTATTCGCCCCTTTTCACGGCGATGCGAAGCTCACGCTCCTCGACTTCGGCGAGCAACTTGCGCGCTTTTAGAGCCTCCTCGTTGCCGACCGGCACCTTGCCTGCCTTGAGTCCCCGCAGCCGAACGAACTCGCGCCAGTCGGCCACCGGCCACAAGCCATTGGACAGCGGCTTGGGCGCGCCATCGAGTTTCTGCCAGGTGGTGAGCGTGCGGCGGGTCACGCCTAACACAGCAGCAAGTTCGACGAGCGTCTTCGCATAGGCGAGCGTTTCCTCGCTGCCAGCAGCCCGTGATTCGATGCGCGCCCGCTCGGCCACGGTGAGCGGTTTTCCGGCCGCCACCTTGCGAACTACGTTCTGAAAATCCGCGTCGAGGATTTTCTCCGCGACATCAGCTGGCAGGGCGGTCGATGCTGGGTTGCCGTTGCTCATGGTTTCACCGCCACCCACCCGGCGAAGTTCAGATGTCGCCAGAAGCAATCAACCGAGGTGAAGCCTTCCTGGTAGAGCAGTTCCTCATTCCAGCGGGCAGTGACGGGCACCAGCACGCCTTCCAGCGACAGCCGCTTGCGGTCGATCTGACTCTCGGAGTATCCATTCTCCCGCTTGATGTTTAGGAACAGGTTTACGAACGCCTCATCGAGTTTTGCAGTCGCGCCGAGAATCTTTTCCACCAGGATAAAGGCACCACCTGGAGCGAGCGACTCGAACACGCGGCGGATGATTTGCTGGCGGTATTCGATAGGCGTGAACTGGAGCGTGAGCACAGAGAGCACGAGGCTGGAGGTCACACCAGGGAACTCGTGGCGCAGGTCGGCAGACTTGATGGTGACGCGATTGCCGTGCGGTTGGTAGTTGAAGTTCTGACGCGCCGCCTCGATCATCGGTTCGCTGATCTCCAGGCCGATGTAATCGTTGGCCGCAGCAAAGCTGGAAACGAAAGGCAGGAGCGCCTGACCGCGGGAACATCCCATGTCGATGATGGCGGTGCCGGGTTGCACGAAGCGCCGGCCCACCTCGAAGGTCACCATGCGCATCGCGTTGTATTGGGGGATGCTCCGCTGGAGCATGTCGTCGAATACCGCGGTCACTTCCTGATCGAACTGCCAGGCTCCGCGGGGAACGACTTCATCACGTTGGGCTTCACTCATGCCCGCGTGGCGGATGTCAACGCGGCAACCGCTTCACGATCCGCGTGCCTTCGGTCAGGCAGGTCCCTTCAGGCGTCACCCAGAAGCACGGGATCGAAAACTTCGCATACATCTCTCGGGTCCGTGGGTTGCTTTCAATCGCGATGTAGCGGGAGTCATCGCCGTGGGTCGGGAATACGTTCTTCTTGAGCAGATGTTCTTTGATTGCCGGAGGATTCCACCACCCCTTCGGCGCGAAGCACGCATCCTGCGGCCGCCATCCAGTTTGCTCCTCGATGCGGTCGAGCGTCTTGATCGTCCAGGTTTCCGGGCGGGCGGTGATAAGGACGACCGTGTAAGGGCGGACCAGTTCCACCAACCATTGCCGGTATTGCTCGTTTGCCAGTCGCTTCTCCATGCGCTCGGGCGTGGTGCCGCGTGCCGGATTGTTGGAAACCAGCGTGTAGTTGAGGTCTAGCAGGATGATCATAGGGTAGTCTGAAGACGTTGGCTGAAAGAGTCCATGGCGCATTTCGCGAGATCCATACGAGTGCCGTCTGGATAGGGCAGGTTAAACTCAAACTCGATGGCGGCGCGAAGGCGGGCGGGATCAACTGGCAGGGCTGACGCGCAGGCCGCGTTGATGTTGTTGGAAAAGTCATCCACCTTCACCGAGCGGAAGAACGTGCCGAAGAGATCCTTGAACTCGGATACCGTGTGATACTTCTGGACCTTGGGCTTATCCTGAAAATCACCGATGCGAATCCCGGGTTCGTAGTCGAGGCGGAACGCGATGTTGCCCGCGTTGCTCTCGTTCATGAACGCCTTGCCATTGACCTGCCGCCAGCCGGATTCCCCTGCCGACGATGCGCAGGCATAGACCTTGGTGAATGGCTTGCACAGGGCGGCGCACAGGCAGGCGATGTGCTCGCGGTCTTCACGGAACGGCACGGAATTCAGCACGCTCGCGATGAAGATGCTGGTCCATTCCTTGCCCGCCGCCACTTCTGCGAGGAATGCGCGTGCCAGTTCCACGCTCTCAGCCTTGTTGATGCCCCCTGGTCCGAGCCGGTAGGGTTCGAACGGCGTGCAGTCGATTCCGGCCTGGCGAAGGAGAAAGGTTTCCGTCAGGTGGCCGGCACCAAAGTCGAGGATCGTCGTGCCGTGTTCCTTGGTCCAGCGGGTGCGGTCGGATGCCTTGCCGATGTCGAAATCCTTGCAGGGCTTTGCGCCATGCGTGGCGAAGACGAAGCCGTTGCCAAGCTCGCGCCTCACGCGGCGTGCCCTGCGGAACGAGTTGAAGCGCAGCATATCGGCATAGCGCGTGTGGATGTCGAAATCCATCGAGAGCAGGTTCATCATCGCCCGGGCAAACTCCGCTTCTTCGTCGGTGACGAAAACCACGGGAGCGAATGTGACTCCCTTTTCCGCGAGCATTTCCAGCCGACCGATGCCGTTGATGACCGTGAGATCCTCGCGGCAGACAATGGGCATGAGGATGCCGTGGCGATGCAACGTGCGGGCGAGATTGCGAGCATACTGGATCCAGCGGCCGGAGTTCACCCGGCAGAGATCCTTCACGGCGACTTCCGCGGGCTTTAGGCAGCGCAGGAATCCATCGCTTCCGACCTCTTTGTCCGGGATGAGGGCAGCAAGCGCCTGGATGTCGATCGATTGCAGTTCGCTCGTGACCCGACCGGGCGTGCTGTTGAAATCGAAATCGTTGGTCGCCCGGTTGAACACGATGTTGAGCGCCTTGCGCTGGTCGAGATCGAGCGCCATGGTGCGGGATACCGGGACGTGCGTGGCACCCATGCGCGAGGCGACGAGGTGGCGCTGGTGACCGGAGAGGATTTCTCCGTCCGAGTCGGCGAAGATCGGGGCGATGAAGCCGAGCTTGCGCAGCGACAGTTCGATCAGGTCAAGCCGCTCGGCGACCGCCGACCGTGGGTTATAAGTGCTGGGGCGGATGGCCTCTATGGATTCAAGGGAGATGTTCATAGTCCGAGGCGGTTGCGGATTTCGTTGAGCACGGATTCCTTGTCGAAACCGGCGTCTTGTTTCACGCGGTCGCACCACGCGATGAAGTCTTCTTGTGTGATTCGGAACCGATAGAGTCCGACCGCGACGGTGACGTCACTCTTGTCGAGTTCCTTGTCGTGGCGGTCGTCGTCATCCTCGTCATCGTCATTGCCACCCGGATTGAGCAGGCCTTCGATGTCGGCCGGTTCGAAACCTGCGAGGATCGTGTCGAAGTCGATGGACTTCCACTCGCTGGCGATTTTTTCGAGTTCATTGAGATCGACCGTGGAAAGTTCGGCCAACCGGTTATCGGCGACCAGCACGGCGAGTTCGTCGTTCTCGCTGGCGAAGTCCTGATATTGCACCGGCACGACTTCAACACCGAGATGCCGGGCGGCCATCAGGCGACCGTGGCCAGCGACCACCAAGCCCGACCGGCGCGAGACACAAATATTCTGTCGCCAGCCGAAATAGCGGATGTTCTTGGCGAGCAGTTCGATCTGCCGCTGCGGGTGCGTGTTCGGATTGCGCGGGTTGGGCTTGAGTTCGCCCACCGGCACGAGCTTGTCGAAGCTGCACCACACTTCGATGCCATTGGCGAGCGTCCGGGCTTTGGGAGAATCATCAGTCATTGCCGTGGATGCGGCTGTCAACAGTCGCTGGCATCCAGCCAGGACTCCAGATCGGCGAGCGCGGCCCGGACACATCCGCCAGAGCCCACCGCGATCCGCAGTGAGGTGGCTTCATCGACCGGCCAGTGGCGGCGGAGCATGGTGGCAATGTCCTCGGTGGATGGGGCGGCCAGCTTGATCGACTGGAAGCGTGTCTGGAGACGCTCGGTGAGAAGATCAAGTTGCAGGTTGCTGGTTCCGATAATGGCCCGCCCTGGCGGCAGGCGGTCGAGATAGCTCAGGAGCAGATCCTGTGCGTCCCGCGTGCAGCGATCCATCTCGTTGATGATCTTCACTGAATAGACCCCGAAGAGCGAGAAGGCTCCGAGGCCGGCCATCCATTGCTTGACCAACTCGACGGTGACGAGCTTGCCGTTGAATTCCTCGACTGCGAAGCGGGTGCCGGCCAATGCGTCGGCTACCATGTCCGCGATGCTGGTCTTGCCGACACCGGGCGGGCCGCTTCCTGCTGCTCAGGCGGGAACCTCTTTTTTGACGTCGGCGATGGATGGATTGGTGTACTTGAGTATCCCATATTCGTTCAGCCCGCATCACAGGGGTCTTCTCCTGGCTCCCTGATGCCGAGCCGGGATGCGAGGGCGCTGGCAAGACTTGGAACATGATCCGCGTCTAAAATTTGATTATGATTGCCCTTGATCCTGTGGAAAGTGACACCGCCACCTGCTAGGTATCTCCAGAACCAATCCCAGAGGTTGTTTGCGTCATCCGCACGGAAAAGGTCCAATCTTCCTGAATAACGTTTCATCTGGTAGTCCAAGGTGACATGCAAAGGATCCTCCATGAAACTCGCTTTTTTGGAAGATTCGGCATCGTTTGTCCGAATGGGGGCATCCGCACCCGGTTTCTTCAACAGGTGCCATGCAATCCTGTGACGAAGTGCCTCCAAACGCATCGAAACAAATGAAACCTTTTCGGGAAAAGGGGTTTTCACCCAGCGCGCGAGGTGGTGCACGCAGCGTTGTGGGATGAACAATAGGCAGAATGCCCACCTGGGCACGGTTATCGGTTCCGTGTCAAATAGTGCCAAAAGGTCCACGTCGTGCCCAGCGTTCCGTAGTTGGCACGCGGTTTCATATGCGATGATTCCCCCCAGCGAGTAGCCCGCAAGACGGTATGGCCCTGCGGATTGAAATGAAGTGATTTCAGTGGAATAGTGACTCGCCATCTGGAGGATGGAGTCATGCCGTTGGGACTGCTCGGCGAGTTCGACAGACTGTATACCATAGGATGGCTGGTCATTTCCAAGCAGCTTCGCCAATTCCAGAAAGACAAACACATCGCCGCCCAGTCCGTGAATGAAGAATATCGGCGGCCTCGTTCCATGTGGCTGCAGCGGTACAATCGAACTCCACGCCGGGGCCCGATGGGAGTCGACGAGTTGCTGGGCGAGTGATTCGATCGTGGGAAAATGAAACAACGACGCAATCGAAAGCCGCCGACCGATGAGCTTTTCAATCTCGGTAACGAGGCGCACGGCTTGAAGTGAATGGCCGCCAAGATCGAAAAAATTGTCATGCCGACCAATGTCCGAGAGCTGGAACAACTCTTCCCAGATACGTATCAATTCAAGTTCGAGGAGGTTCTTTGCATTCCCGGATTCGGAGCTCCTTTCTCTGCGACTTTCTTGAGGCTCGGGCAGAAGGTGGCGGTTCAGTTTGCCGTTGGCTAAAAGAGGTAGTTCATCGAGCCAAACGAATGCGTTTGGCATCATATAGCTGGGAAGGTGATGAGTCGCAAAACCGCGCAGCTCATCGTCCGAACACCGGTCGTTTCGCAAGGGATTCAAGTATGCCACGATACGTGTCTCTTCCGGAGAGATACCACTGGTCGTCACGGCACAATCCTTGACCGAAGGATGCTTTCGAAAAACGGCCTCTATTTCGCCCAGTTCCACGCGGAATCCTCGAATCTTCACTTGGTGATCCAGTCGGCCCAGAAATTCAATGCATCCATTTTCCAGCCACCGGCACCGGTCGCCTGTTCGGTAGAGGATCGCTCCGGGCGCGGATGAGAATGGATCGGGAATGAAGCGCTCGGTTGTCAACCGGGCTTGGTTGAGATAGCCACGGGCCAGTCCATCGCCTCCGGCATACAATTCGCCTGCCACCCCGATTGGAACCGGTTGAAGCAACGAATCAAGAATGTAGGCCCGTGTGTTGGCGATCGGCCGGCCGATTGGCACGCCGTTTGACAGGTCGCTGTCATCCTCGACGGTGTAGCAACAGGTGAACGTGGTGTTTTCCGTGGGCCCGTATCCATTGACAATGCGGCACCCTGGAAGGGCGCGGCGGGCCTTGGTCACCCGCTGCGGGTTGAGCACGTCGCCACCAGCCAACAACTGGCGCAGGCCGGTCAGTTGTTCTAGCTGCCCGTCCGCCATCAGATGGAACAAGCCGGCGGTGAGCCACAGGGTGGTAACCCGGTGGGTGCTGATCACCCTGCTGGTTTCCGAGAGCGAGTGCTGGCCCGGCGGCATGATGACCAGGCGCCCGCCGTTGAGCAGCGAGCCCCAGATCTCGAAGGTGGATGCATCGAATGGGAGTGGGGAGTGGTGCAGCAACGTTTCCTCTGGAGTCAGTGAAACGTAGTCCGCGCCTCTCACGAGTCGCACCACGCCCCGATGCGGGACGATCACACCTTTGGGTTTGCCGGTAGAACCGGAAGTGTAACTGACGTAGGCCGGTTCATCGGGTGATAACGCGCCGACGGGAATTCCCGGATGCTCCACGGGTGCGGAAACCAGCTCCCCGATTTTCGCGACCCGTGTAAGACTGGAGAGGGCTTCTCCACCGCCTGGTCCCGTTAGAACCAGAGACGGTGCCGCGTCCTCGATAAGGATGCGCATTCGCTCTTCAGGAAGGCTTTCTTCCAAGGCCCAGTAGATCGCACCTGCCTTGAGGATACCCAGAAGCCCGATGATCCGCTCCAGCGAACGATCCACGCTCATGCCGACCATCGCTCCCCGCTTCACCCCGAGGCGGGCCAGATGGCCAGCGAGAAGATCGGACTGCCGGTCCAGTTCGCCGTAAGTCATCTGATGGTCATCGAGCTCAAGGGCGATCGCGTGCGGGCTTATCCTCGCCTGCTCACTGAACAAATCGTGGATGCAGCGGTCGCGTGGATAGTCCTTGGCCGTATCATTCCACTCCACCAGCACCTGATGGCGCTCCGCGGGAGGCATCAGATTCAATCGGTTCACCGGACAGTCGGCATTCTCCGTGATGGACCGCAGTAATTCCGTAAGGTGTCCGGCCATCCGGGCGGCGCGATCCGCCGAAAACAGGTCGGCCGAGTATTCAAGGCGAAGCGACCATGTCCCTCCTGTCGTCTGGATACTCAGCACCAGATCGTTCTTGCTGGTGCGGGTATCCACCGCAAGCGGCCGGGCTTCCACCTGATCCAGATGAATGGCCGGAAGCTCGTCTTCCAGCAGGACAAACAGGACCTGATAGAGCGGCTGACCACCCACCGATCGATCCCTGTCCGCCATCGCAACGATCTGTTCGAAGGGCAGGTCGGCATGGGTGAAGGCTTCGAGAAGTGTCGTGCGCGTCTGCTGGAGCACCTGACGGAAGCCGGGTTCGCCATCAAAACGTGTGCGAATGGGCAGTGTGTTGAGGAAAAAGCCCAACAATCGCTGGATTTCCGGTTGCTCCCGGCGCGCTATCGGGGTTCCAACCACCAGATCCGTCGCTCCGGTGCAGCGGTGGAGCCAGACTTGATAGGCTGCCAACAATACCGTGAACAAGGTCGTCCGCTCCGTGCGGGCGAGTTGCCGCAGCCCGGTTACGAGTGCTCCATCGATTTGGAAATCATGGACCCCGCCCTGGCCGCTGGGTTGGACAGGGCGAGCCTTGTCGGCCGGAAGCACAAGGGACGCCGGCGGGTCCTGAAGTTGCTCTTTCCAATAACGACGCTGCCGTTCCAGAAGGTCTCCGGTCAGCCGCCCTCGTTGCCAAACGGCGAAGTCGGCATATTGCACGGGCAGTTCCTCCAGCCCCGCCGTCTCCAAGCTGCAATTGGCGGCATAGAGCTGCGCCAGTTCCTGGCCGAACAGTCGCATCGACCACTCGTCAACGATGCTGTGGTGGAACGTGAACCCCACTACCTGATCATCTTCGGCAAGTTGGATCCACACGGCCCGCCAAAGCGGTGCCCGGTCCAGATCGAAGGGGCGGCGCGCATCCACCGCCAAGTGTTCCGCCAGAACGGCCGCTTGTTGGCCTGGTGGCAACGACTGCAAATCCACCTCCTCCCAAGGCAGCGGAATGTCGGTGTCGGCGGCAATCCGCTGTAGCAGGACTCCGTTCTCTTCGACCAAAGCGGTCCGCAAAATCTCATGGCGTTCTACCATTCTCTGCAAGGAGACTTGTATTTTTGCCCGCAGCACCTTGCCGGTGAGGCGCCAGGCTAGAGGCTGATTGTAGGTCGCCGCGTCCGCAAGGGTCTGTTGGAGCACCCACATGCCCTGTTGTGCGAACGACATCGGCAGGGGTTGATCCCGGGCTGCCAGCGAGATGGTATCGTGCTCGTCCGGATTGCCGGCGGCCTCCATGGCTGCGGCCAGACGGTCGATTGTCGGATGCTCAAACAATAAGCGCAATGGGACCTGACGTTTGAGCCTCTCCGCGAGTTGCGCGCAAATCGTTACCGCCAGCAGCGAATGCCCTCCCAGCGCGAAGAAGTTATCATGAATAC